CGGGAACTTCAAATCGTGTTACATTCTCAACTCGAGACGGAATACTGTCAAGGGGGTAGAGGTCGACACCTGCCTTATCCAGTTGGACACCCGTTTCCCGAAGGGTAATCTCGTGCACATGTTCGGAGAAGAACACCCCGAGTACGGCACAAGACGGGCCGCCGTCCTTTACGCCACACACACCCACCACTTGATGGCTGAGTTTCAACCGGGTGTCACTTCCGAGACGCGTATATCGGCTGGTTGGAGATGCAAACTCACTCACGGCACAATTGTGGGTGATTGCGGCAGTGTCCTAATCGGAAAGAACAACCCCTCTCAGATTCTCGGTTTTCATGTGGCTCTGTGCCAGAACACGGGCGGGCAAGTGATACCCTTCGAGGCACAGAACTATAGAGCCTTTGTTGGCTCGATGACGCCAGAAAATCAGGCACGAACCCTTCACGAGCAACTGTTTTTCGCGAACTCTGGACACCTCAACCAGGAGATCAAATTCGACGAGCCTCCGTCCACAGTCTGTACGCGATGGTTGAGAAACGTTGGCCCAGAATGCACAGCGACCCCCCCCTCGGTTTTCCCGATCGGTCACTCCGCGTCCACAAGGCTCTCTGGAAAATCAGCAATCGTAAAGAGTTCGTTCTCCGATGCTCTACATGACGCCGGTTTCCTACGCTTGCACGAGGCGATTAAGTTAAACAACAATCGAGTTGCTTCCACCGTTTTGCAGTTTGCCTCCCGTGGTTGTAGGAATTTCCCCCCCGTGATGGTGAATCTGGCGCGTCGATCATACACTTCAAAGGTTACCCACGGGCTTGGGAAACTGAATCTTCGTGTGAAGGAATTGACCCTGGAAGAGGCGATTGCAGGTGACCCCAAACACGCGTTCATTAAATCCATGGCTCTCAACAAGGCCTACGGCGGTGGCCTCCCCGGGAAGAAGTCACGGTTCACTTATCTTACGGCCCTACCTCAGGATTTTTATGCTGATGAATATGATGATGTGACCGTTACGGAAGGTTTCATCAGTGGTGACGTCCTCAGTCGCGGCTCGGAAGACTCGTCGTGTGGTGCTGTGGTCGAAGGTCTCGAGATGCGTGTTTTCGACTTCGAGACCATTGAGAAGGTGAGATTTATCCTCGGCGAGTGGAACATGAACAGGAGTTGCAACGGGGTGTACCATTTTGCCATCAAGGACGCCCCGGGTGTGATTGGTTCCAACAAACCAGCACGTGGGGTTTGTTCTATCGCGCTCCCTTTTCACATTGCCCACACCACGATCTTTGGTTCGGTTGTCGGTCACCTCCGCTTGGTCCCCTTTGTGTCCGGATGTTATGAGGGAATCGACTACCGTAGCAAGGACTGGGACGATATTGCCCGGTATCATCTCTCTCTCGGCGACGTCGTGTATTTCATCGATCTGGATACGAAGAAAATGGATACTTCCCTCTCCACTCAGGACTTAGAGATCACCATCGATGTCCTGGCCGACGTCGCCCAAGATCTCGGAGCGAGCAAGGAACAGGTCAGGAAGATGCGAACAGCCGGCCGAGACATGAGTCTTCCTGTGGCCAATCTCTTCGGAGAGTTGTTG